ATCGTATACACCGGATGTTTTTTGAAGGATATCCAACAGCACCGTGCTGTCTTTGCCACCGGAGAACGAGAGATACACTTGACCGCCCCAATAGTCATACCAGTCTTGGATACGGCGTTTGGTCATCATGACCTTTGCTTGAAGCGGTAAGGATTGCATTTGCCGGAGATCATCGTTTGTGTGTTTCATTTTTCTGTCCTCCATTTATAGCTCCTCGCTGATGCCTTGCATCACGTACAGCGCTGTTGGGAGCGCTATGCCGTTGCCCCACATCTTATATTCCGCGCTGTCGGTATGTAGCTTGTTATACCATGTCAGCATCTGCTTTTTGGTATAATCCTTTACAGTCCTACCATTGATGGCCGCATGGGTATTTCTGACATCAAGCCAGAAACGGTACTCCTCGTCGCTAAAATCCTTTTTCTTCGTGATTTCGCCCCAATGATCCGGGAAGCCCTGTAGCCTTGCACACTCAATCGGTGTCAGGCGACGGACGATATAGCGTATTCCTTCCGTTGCATTAATGAGTGGTGGCTCTTTATAATCTGGTGTCACAAGGGTGCCTGCAAGTTCTTCATCCGCCCTTGTGAAGAAAGATGCTTTGCTTGAGCAGTACGTCGGTATCTGGGATGTGCTCTCGTCGGGAGAAGAACCATAACACACCGCCGAAGGGCCCCTTGCGACAAGCGTTGGGTTCGTACCATCCTCATATAGCTGAGGCTCATACAAGGCGTTTTTACCTTGATTAAAAAACGCTCTGTCGATGGCAATCGGTTTTTCTACAATCAGGGACGGCGTTCTTGTTTCGGAATTATCGTATACGTTTAAGGTATCGTTTACGGTAGCTTCCTCCCACCCCTGTCCTTCTTCGGCATTACGGGGGTGTGCTGTCTTCCGAAAGGCCTGTTGCTCCACGACGGCAACACCGGCTTGATGACAAGCGGGATTTCCGCCGTTTTGGTCAAGAGTCCTTGCTGTTTCGGCTTCATATATACCGCTGTGTGGATTCTCTGACTTCATAGCATTGCTTTCGTAGGAACTGATGCCGTAGCAAACCACAGGCTGAAACACATACTGGTCGTTATTGGTAGCAAGCGTTGCTGACTGATTCGTTTGAATCAAAGCTCCCTTGCCTCCGCCCTCGCGTCCGCAACGGATTTTCATTGTGTAAGGGATTGCCGCATCCAATACCAATGGCACATTGCCACCGCCGGTCCCCATTCTTGAGGTTAAGGACTGCACCTTGCCATCCTCTCGGATATTGACACGGCTATCGTTGGGATGATTTTCAACCGGGTAGGCTACCGCACCTTGGGATCCCGCCCTTAGCGTACCGTTGACGTCGGAGGCTTTGCCGTATTCAGCCTTCCCACCAATATTGTCAATTATGAATGTATCATCTGTTCCAATGCCTCTTTCAGTATCTTCGGAAGCTCCTTGCCACGGGTTTCTGCCCTCCGCAAAATACCCTCGCAAGCCGTGGCGCTCAAATAAAACTTCTTCGGCGCATTCTCCTGTAAGATGGAGGACAAGGTAGATTCTTCGTCTACGTTGGGGGACTCCCCAATATTGTGCGTCAAGAACGCGGTAAGCAAGGCTCCATCCGTCTCCGCTGTAACTGTCGGAATAAGACCATCCCTTTTTTGGAATCGGAGGCATAGCGGCGGTCGGTTCAACGATTTTAATGAGTTCTTCAAGGACGATGCGGAAATCTTCTCCTTTGTTACTGCTGAAGGCGCCGGGGACGTTTTCCCACATTGCGAATTTTGGATATTTACCATCGGTTGCTCTCCTCATTTCGTTTATAATTCTTACCGCTTCCATGAACAGACCACTTCGGGTGGTCTCGTCATCGCCATGGCTTTCGTGCTTCAGCCCGGCGCGTTTGCCCGCTACCGATAAATCTTGACACGGGCTACCGAACGTGATAACGTCCACAGGCTCGATTTCTGCCCCGTTGATCTTGCTGATATCCCCCAGATGCTTCATCTTTGGGAAATGGCCTTTGGTAACCGCTATCGGGTAGGGTTCGATTTCCGACGCCGCGACAGGCGTGATACCGCACATAGCCCCTGCCAGTGGGAAACCGCCCGAACCGTCAAACAGTGATAACAGTTTTGGCATTTAGATGTCTCCTCTCATTCCTTTTATCTGTTTCGTACTCATACCAAACAAATCGGTGTCGATCGGTTCCGTTATGATTTTCGTTGTGGTACAATAATCACAGTTATAGTCCTCACAGCGCACAGCTTCGATTTCGCCTTTTTTCATCTGTAAGAAGCGTGGAGCGTTGGCTTTGACAACACTGAGGGCTTCATCCATGTTATACTGTGAGATTTCGCCTACCGCACAGTGACATGGTTTTTCTTTTGTTGCCACCACAAAGATGAACGGCAACCGTTTCCCGGTATTCTGATAGACCACTTCTTGGTACACCGCCGCCTGCATATCGTAGCCCCAATATTTCACCATCGGCTCAAACATGTTAGGGGATCGTAAGGAGGCCATGTATTTCAGATCACTGATGAACTCGCCTTCCTTATAGCAGTCCATCTTGATCTTGAACGGAACCCCGGCAATTTCACCCGTCATAATCTTCTGAAGCTCCCCGGTAAGGTATTTCATCATAAGGGGCTGATGACGGATTCTCTGAATGGCTTCCTCAGCTTGCGCCACGTCAGCGTAAGGATCTCCGTTTTTCTTGAACAGCTCATCATAGTTATCTTTTATGAACTGTTTCATGGATGACGTTGTTCCCAGCAGATATTCATCGATATATGAACCTAACAGAAGGGCTCTGCCGCGCTCAGGCTCCCATTCGCCCTTTAACTCGGCCAAGGCCGCCGCCGGGCATTTTTGAAAATTCTTGAACTGTGAAACGCTAAAATACTCATGATTTGCTTTTTCAGAATAATAATTAGTCGCTGTCAGTTTCATAGACAGCCTCCCCTCTTGCATCGTCGATGCATGTTTTACAGAATTGCTCTCCGAGGATGTCCCAGTAATCGTCCCCCTCGCAGATGTCTTCGCCACAGCCGGAGCAGATGAAGACCCGCTTAGGCTCTTTCGCATGCGGGCATCTCGGATGACACGGATGCATTCGGCATTCATGACACATTTTATACTGCCTCCTTTTGTTCTGCTTTCGCTTTTTCTTCTGCGTCTAATCGTTCCGCTTCCTCTCTTGGTACCAAGCGGTACGTGATTTTGCAGCCGTACTTGTCGGACAGGATTTCAGATAATACCTTCCCGATATTTGCTATAACTCTTTGTCTTTCTTGTTCACTGATTTCCATAACGCTTCCTCCTTTTAAGTTTTCTTAATTTCTTAGTTAAAAAAATAAATGTGGGCTTCTTCTAACGGAATGCGTAACAACTGACAGGCAAGCTCTATTTCTTCTCGTTTCCAAGAAGTATTGCCATTCAGCTTAAAGGATAGCGTGGCGGGATTCACCCCCAACGCCTCAGCAAAGTCACTTTGGAGCCAATAGACCTCCTTGATCTTGCCACGAAGTTTTGCATATTTCATAGAAGTTTCCTCCTTCCTTTTTTAGGATTTCTTAATTACAAGGTTATTATACTACGATAACATCTCACTGTACACACCTAATTTTAATTTTTCTAAATTATTTTTGCGAGTTTTTGAATAGTTGTTGACAAATCTTAATTTATATGGTAATATTTGATATGGTAGTTCATTACAAAATAAGGAGGTGACACCGGTGGACGGAAAACGCGTTGCTACTACAGCAGAACGCCTAAAGGAAGCACTTCAAGAGTCGGGAAAAAAACAAAGTGACTTAGCAAGGGCCAGTGGAGTAAATACGCCGTCGATCAACTGCTATCTAAAAGGAAAATACGAGCCCAAATCGGATGCCGTTAATAAGATGGCTCGCGCTTTGGATGTTTCGGAGATGTGGCTGTGGGGCTATAACGTACCGAAGGAGCGAAGTGTGGAGCAAAAAAAGAATGATAAACTGGTTCACATTATTTCAATGCTCCGTAGAGATGAAGGTTTCTATAATCTTGTCGATAAACTATCGAAATTAGATAAAACCCAATACGATAGCATCAGCCAGTTATTGGCTGCCTTCGACCGCAAGTAATTTCCAAACGAGATCCAGCAGGTCTGTGTCGTTTTCATTTTCAATCAATTCGATAATTTTTGCTTTGAGGGAATCCAAGCTAAATACCACCTTTCGTGTGTAGAACTTACGCTGAGAGAATTATATGTGGCCGAAATGATACAAGATTGAAAACAGTTTGACAATTATGTGAACACTCTGATTTTGCGGTTCTACCATAATTATACAGTCAAAAAAAACGAAATACAATAAGCAGAAGTGAAAATACCTTATCACTTAATCACATCAATTATCACTTGTGAGTAAAAAGTTATCACATGTGAGTGTAGGAGACAGTCATGTTTGAAAAATGCTTAAAATGCGCCAGAATCGGTGAAAGTTGTGTACCGAACATTATGCTTCTTCCGTTTTCCGAGCTGATACAGTGGTGTAACAAAAGGCAGAAGCATCTTGAATGGACGAACCAAACACTGGCCGACAAAAGCAAGGTTCCACTCGGCACCATCAATCGCATTAAAGAAGGCAAATACATGGATTGCAAATATTCGACCATAAAGCACCTTCTCATTGCGCTAATCGGGGGGACCTCCGATGAATTTTCCTGTACCGAGCAGGTTACAAGGGAATTGCAACAGTTGGAACAATTTGAGCAACAGACAAAACAACTGGAGCAACAGACAAAGCAACTGGAGCAACAGATTGAACTGCTCAAAATGCAACTGAAGCATAAAGAGGAAATTATTGCTCTTCACGATTACTACAACAAACTGAGAACGAATGGCTGAGGGTTTGTCCGCAGTATCATGATACCACAGCGCCTGTCCTATAAATGGGACTTTGCGAACACTTGTTCGTTTTCAAAACAAAAAATTATAACATTCATATAGGAGGAATTTAGATGACACTATTACGAGCAGGTTTATATGAACGAGTCAGTACAGACGAGCAAGCCTTAAAGGGGTATTCCATCGATGCGCAGAAAGATCTTCTTGAGGAACACTGCCAGAAAAACGAGATAAAAATTGTGGGGCATTACACCGACGAAGGCATTTCCGGTGCCAAGCCTCCGCTTAAGCGCCCGGCGCTACAGAAGTTACTGGATGACGTGCAAGCCGGAAGAATTGATATTATCCTATTTACCAAGCTTGATAGATGGTTCCGTAGCGTACAGGAATATTACAAGGTGCAAGAAATTCTCGATAAGCACAACGTCTCTTGGAAAGCGATATTAGAGGACTACAACACCGATACATCCGACGGCAGACTAAAAGTAAATATCATGCTGTCGGTGGCGGCTAATGAGCGTGAGCGCACCTCCGAGCGTATCAAGGTTGTATTTGAGCATAAGCGCAAAAACCGAGAGGCTTGTATGAGTGATTCAGCGATTCCTATGGGATATATCCGCGAAAAGGATAAAGATGGGGTTAACCGTCTTGTCAAGGATCCTGAAACCGAAGACATGATGATGGAGTTTTGGGAATATTTTTCAAAGCATGAACAGCTTTCCGCCTCTGCTCGCCTGATTAACACAAAATATAACATAAATCGTTCCATCTCGTCTTGGCATTCCCTCGTAGAAAGTGAGTTCTATACTGGGGAATACCGTGGGATAAAGAATTACTGTGAACCGTATATTGACCGCAAGGTGTGGGAAAGACTGCAAAGCAAAAAAATAAAGAAAACGCAAAACGGTCGCGTATATTTATTTGCGGGGCTAATGCGGTGTCCCGAATGCGGACGGAAGTTAACTGCAAAAAGTTACAAAGGGCAATCAAATGGGGTTGAGTACAAAAGTTATCGATGTGCCCAAAAGCAAGTAGGCATTTGTTCAAATAAGCATACCGTCTCCGAAAACAAAACGGAACAATACTTGCTGGACAACTTGGCGGATTTGATTAGAAAGGAAATTTCTAATGTCGAAGTGGAACAGGCTGCTCCCAAACCGAAAAGGAAAACGAACATTGCTACGCTGAAAGAAAAACTGCGCAAACTGAATGTGGGATATATGGCGGGAAATTTCTCCGATGATGAGTATCTGACCCAAACGACCACAATCAAGAAACTCCTTGAGGAAGCCGAAAAAGAAGAAGCTCCTCAAGAAAGGGATCTAACCCCTCTTAAGAAACTTCTTGAAATTGATTATCGCTCTATCTACGAAGGGCTAACTCCCGAAGACCGAAGACGTTTTTGGAGAGGTCTCATAAAAGAGCTTGTTATCGAAAAAAATGATGTAAAGCAAGTTATTTTTTTATAG